CCACATGCTACCACCACTTCTAATCAATCGTTCATGTTTAACTTCAGTAGGATCAGTCTTAATAACGAACTTGCACAAATCGCCTATCTTATACTATATTTCTTCATCATATGCTTGATCCATAAGTTTTCTTGAGATAGTCCTTTCCGGTATATTCTCTTTTAACCAACCCATTAAAGGATCATCATAATGTGTGTAAGCGACTAATTGTTGACGTACAGACTCCTCTAGTGCTTCAGCAGTTATATTTTTAACACTAACACTACCCGTACCTACATATCTTTGGATTATTCTAGATAAGATAAGTGGTTGTTAATTCGAACGATTAATACTCCCTTTCTTTGACAAAAACGTGAACTCAGTCTGAGAGTACGTACATTGTTTCAAAACCATGCCTATACCATAATTGCCCTTAGTATCTACTGTGGCATGGCTTTCTTTCATTGCAAGTTTGTGCTTGTCTATGAGTCAAGATTCTATAATCTCTAATACATCGTCTCCGGCTACGAAACAATGATATCCTTCCAAATAGCCGTATTTAGCTGCCAATGCGTAGTTATAATACAGTATTCTTATGGTGTTGCCCCAAGTAGTTCTTGAAGGATGCCCACTGAATACTGTTCCTTTTAATAGAGCTTTCATAATATAATGTTTCTTACTAGTTTTTAACTTATTTTTCCTCCAATCTCTTAATCTTATTGTACAATCAATCTAAGTCATTGCTCTGATAATTTCCTTACATTCATATCGATTGTACCCTAATTCAGCTAGGACCGGGGTTATTTCTTGAATCATTTTATTATCCACCATCCTTATAGCTTAGGCAGATTGATGGGAATCATGGTTAGAACCATCTCTAGATACAAACCAAGGGTCTTTAAAAGACGAATACACTCTGTTTATAGCTGAATATAAAAAATCTGGAGTTACGCCAGCCATAAATGAGGGTTCTCGATTAGTCTTCTAACCAGTAACATAATCGTAATTCACATCAATCCATTTAGAAGCTTTTATAAGGTGTCTTACGACGTATGTAAGATGTGCTTTAGATTATTTAGAAGGATCCATCACAACTCTTACTTTTAAGTCTTTATTATCTGGTTATAGTAAATGGAACATGTCTCTTCTTTTCTAAGTCATATCTAGCTCCGTAGGAATATATGGTCTACGCTTGAATTATTCGTGACCAGCTTAATACAATGCACGTTTTCTGAACGGGACAGATTTAATAAATTCTTCGTAAGGTTAAATTCGGATATTCCTAATTGCATTTTACCACATTTATCTATTAGTCAATACTACATTCTTTAGCAAATTTGATAAATATCCCTAAGCGGGTTAGACCTTTGCCCCTAATTATCTACAGAAAAAAGCCCATAGTAGTGATAATGGATGAATAGCTGGAGCTTTTGGCGCTAATTATTTTGCCAATTTAGTATCATATCTTGGCGCAGTAACATTTTCGGATAGCTTATAATTAGCTTTGCTAGCTTCATTTATTAGCTCTTGCTTATTGATTATTCCTTAATGGTAACTAAGCTTACCTAAATTAGCACTGTCTTATGGATCTTTAGTTAATAACTACTCCAGTTTATTATTGTCTAACGGCATTTCATGACTATCACCAGTTATAATCATCGCCCACATTTATCTTTGATTTATAATACCACCTGCTCCTGGCTCATCTTTTTGCTATGGTCTATAAAATCTCTCGTTATGTCCGCCAATTAATGCCCAACTAATATGGAATACTTTATTATAACACACCTTATCTCTTATGTAATAACATATAACAGTAACAGCTGTAATAATAAATACCAAATTATATTCTAACCCGAACATGAATAACCAAGCTAAAGACAATGCTATTATTCTAGCGGGTGTTTACATTCTAGTCTTATCATCTTCCAAATATCTTTTATAAAGATAAATACATACTGACAAGACATTAGAATAGGCTCTGTAAATACAAGTTGGTTTTAGCGCGAAGTTAATTACCAGTACTAGTATTCTCAATCCGGTTATCTATTAGTCCATGGCTAAATTTCTAATAAACTATACAAGGTCTTGAGCAGAATAAAATAGTTACACATGCACAGGTATAGTAATGTCTAAATAAACTTTCTAAGCGGTCATTAATAACATTAATACTATTAACCCATATCTGGCGTTCTTCAGTTAAATAACAAAATAGCCGGCTGCTAGTTATAATAGCAATACTCGCACATTGTAAGCTATTAACAAACCATTAAAAACATATCTTTCTAATATGGGATACTCTTCACCACCCGCTCCCTTTTCCAGATTGTATGTTCCTACTATGTAATCAGAAAAATATGAGAGTGCCTTCTTTTACCAATTATCCCACGTCAACGGCTGCTCCTACTATGCTTATAATAACGTATCTGTTTAGTGGTGTTGTGCCAATTGCAAAGCTTACTTAACTTCTTAAACATCCTGTTATTAATCTAACATCGTAGATACATATTCTGTAGCATCTAAAATAGACTTCATGGGATCCTTCTCATATTACTACTAATGCTTAGAATTATTAAGCCATAGTTCAACCGATTCCTACAGTTTTTAATCTTCTACCCCGGTGATAACTGTAGTTTAATCATTAACTGCTAACCACAGTCTAGACAATGGTTCTACTGATGTAGTGGGCAACTCTATTGCATAACTATTCTGTCCTTCATTCCTCCATACCTACATAATCAGTATTAACTTGATTTTTGGACCAATGTTTACTCTTTCTAAAACTGTGGTTTATATCTATGAGCTGAAATCTTATTTAAATCCATAATCAAAAGGAGATTTTGCTATGTAAACTGGAGCTAGACCATTTAAAGATACTTATAACCATTCTCCATGTTATGTTACATACCCTTCCTTATCAAAGAGCGGTTAAGGAGATTTATCTTATACTTCCACTATGATTTGCAAACAATGCCTATCTCTATATCTTTGTAAATGTTATCTTTTGAAATTATTAAATTTGTTATCTATTTCTAACACACACAAGAGATTGGCTTGTTATTTAATGTCTCCAGAGAAAACCTCACATTTTTCAAGTTGAGTATGTTCATAAGGTTTCTTAGGAGAATTAACTTTCC